CGTAATTTGACAAAGGATCAGGGCCGCTATCCAACGGGACATTTTTAGCCGCTTCCTCTCCAAAACGCTCAATCAGCGAATCTTTGGTCATGTAAACCCAACGCCAGACTTGGGTTACTTCTTCCCATGTACGGGCAACGCTGTGACCAAAATCAGCCCAATGGACGTAATCAGTCGGTGCGCATTCGTATTCAATTTGCTCCATTGGCTCAACTTGACCAGCGGTGTAGTCCTTCGTTTCTGCCTCGTCTGCATCTTCGGTGACTTGCAGGCCATCATCGTTTTCAGGGGTTTCAGGCATACCAGGCATTTGCACAACGTGCGGCTCATAACGAACCCATGCCACGCCTCGGCCTCCCAAGAAACGATCTTCCACCGCATGGCGCATAGTGCTTCTAAAGTCGGTGTAATGCTCAATCTCAAAATCTAGCGCACGTTCAACCAATGTAGATGCAACACGCCCAATTGGGTCATTGTCGCCAAACCTACGGCTGACATCAGCCTTTGGCATCTTGCTGTAAACAGCGGGAATTAAGGTTGAAACATTAGACCAAAGAATATTAAATTTGGCGGTGTCATTGCCGCTTGCGCTTCGAGTGTCATCCCTGTAACGCCGAATAATCTTCTTGGTTCGTGATTCCCACTTCTTGAACTCGTTGTCATAAGTGGCAATTAGGGTGTTGTACTTGTCAACTTCTGTTGGGACTAATTCAGCCATTGTTGTTTCTTTCAGAAATTGCTTTTGCCTTGGCTTTGGCATCTTCTTTAGATGATGCGCCCCAAGCCTTTAAAGCAAGGGCTAACCGTGTAGGCTCGCCATTCTTTTCCATTGGGCCAGCAGTAGCGCCCATACGCGCAAGAAATGATGCGCGCCTTGGGTTGTCGCCAGATTTAACGGGAGGCTTTAGCTTTCCACCTGTTTCTGCTGCATAACTCGCCCGCCCTTTAGCGTTTAACCCGCCTTCAGGATTTTTGCCTTCTTTGCGAGTCCATGCGGCTGTCATTTTTTTTCAGGCTTTGCGGTTTTAGCGGCGTTTTTGAAATCTTGGGCGGTAGGGGCATCTTTGCTGCCAACTTTGTTCATTTTTTCGCCCGAACCCGCCTTGATCCGTTCTTGTTTTGCCAAAATGTTGGCATAAAGTCCGGCTTTAGACATAATTAAGCCGAGAAAATGCCAATGGCTAAGACTTCAACGCCCGCGCCTGTGGTGATCTTCCATGCGCCATTTCTGGATCGCGCGTTCAACTCAATGTCGTATTGACCAACGCCACCGCCAGGCAGTGCGGGTAGTATTGTGTGGCTAAAACTAGCACCATCAAGAATAATAACGCTACCTGTTGCCGCAGTTGATACTGTGCAAGCTAGGCGGTGAATGTAATCACCAGCCGCGCCTGTGCCGCCCAACACTTGCGCTGTTTGACTAGCGGCAACGTGCTCATATTGGTAGGCGTAGGGTGTATTAATTCCACTCATATTCGATTACTCCTTGCGGTTTGTTTGTGGATTGCCCACATATCGTTCATTGTGACCTCATTTTCAGGGCCAACAATCAACACTTTACTCGGGTCTGGCGGTTTATCTTTCGGTTCTTCCCGCCAGCTAATTGCTAACATCCTCATGGCATCAGCGGGATGGCTTGTCCAATCGTGCTTGGGCGTTTGCCTAAAAGCCTTCTTGTCCTCATCGTATTCACGCTGATATTGCCTCAACGCCTCAATGCCATCTGCGCATTTCTCAGCATCAAACCAACATCTTGGCAATGCTGTACGCACCGCCTGAATGCCCTCTTGGACACTTAAACTCGGCACGATAGCCAAGTTGTTGATGCCCAATCCGACTGCCATTTGCTCAATTACTGACTTCCCACCGCTTGCCAAAGTTCTGGCCCTTGCATCATGCGGTAAGTAGTGTTTTCCGTAATTGTAGGGTTTTTCTTTGATTTTTGATACAAATTCTTCGATTGTTCCACCAGAAAGTGCAAAAAAATCAACAATATGTATCTCGCCCGCTATGACCTGATACCACCAAATAGCCGTGTCATCGGTATGCCCCAAGTCCCAGGCGGTATGCGTTTTGACCTCAATTTGGTTCTCAACCTTGGTAATGCGCCCGTCTTCGGTGACTTTGCGCATCTCAATTCCCCATATCGCGCCAACGATTGCGGCCTCAAAACTACACTCATATTCTTGCAAATACTGATCTTCCGCTAGTTGGGCCTTTGCCGCATCTAACTCGGATTCGGGCAATAGCTTGGACTTGCTGGCAGGCAAGGATAGCGAAAACCACTCATTTGGCAGTTTTCTGCTTGTCTCATAGATGCTCCAAAACTGATTTTTACCCTTGGGTGTGCCGCCAAAGACGCACCAACCTTGTTTGTCTGATAGCGCTGGCCTGATTACGTTACCCCAAACACTAGGCTTAAAGTCGCCGTATTCGTCAAGGTAAAGGCCATCAAAGCCTAACCCGCGCATGGCATCGGCATTGTCTGCCCCGAATAGCCTGATCTTTGCACCATTGAGCAATTCAATGATTAGGTCGCCCTCATTACTTGACTTGGTGATTGGGCGGGCAAAATATTTGAGATAGTCCCACGCCACGCTTTTAGCCTGGCTCCTGAACGGGGCAACGTACCCAAACAGGGGCATAGGGCTTTTACAGGTGATTGCCGCCCTGATAAGGTCATTGATAGCCGCCACGGTCTTACCCGCCCTTCGGTGGGCCACCAAGCAAGCCCAGCGCTCAGTTCTGGCGTGAAACCCCCTGAACTGCTTTCTAGGGCTGTAAGGGATTTCTATGACTCCGCTTGCCATCTGATAACCATTTCAGACCCATCTGGGCCACTAAGCTCAACCGCTTGGGTTTCTTTCCACCTAGCCCTAGTTTTCAGCCAAAAGATAGCCGCAGCGGTATTTCCGTTCTTTGCCTGCTGGAACAAGGTCTGCCCAATGCTTGCGTTGGCATCGATGCGCCCATCGTCTAGTTCCTTTTTGTAATACTTTACTAGCGTATCGGAACTGATTTCCAGCTTGGTCGCTATGTCCTCAAAGGTAATGCCAACCGCCGCTAGCGTCTTGACTAGCTTCTTATTCTCATCAGTCGGGGTATATTTTTTGCCTTGCTGCACTTTATATCTCCGAAAGTTCTTCTATCAATATGGAGCGTGAGGGTCGGTGACGCACCGCCGCTGTGTCGAGGGAATCGACCATCGCCTGCTTCTCACGCTTAGGATAAGGTTTTGCCAATGGTGCAATCTTAGCACTCATCTCTTTGTCGAGTGGCATTAAATAACGATGCTTTCTTGATGGTTTTCTGGTCAAAGTATTTTTTTGTTGAGCTATGTCTTTACCTACGCTGCCCCATGCTTCTTTCATACTTCGAGCATGTGTCCATTTGTTTTTATAAAAATATTCCAAGCTGCCGCCTTGGTCTGATAATCCTGTATAAATCCAGTTTCCCCCTTGGTATATACCGCCATGGTGACCTTGTGCGGGATCAGCAAAAGAAACAACCATTTTTAATTCAGGACATGATTTAGAAAGAAACTTAATTGCTAGCGCCATAATCTTGGTGACCGGTGCAGTGTGTTTTGTAAGAGCTATCCTTACTAATTCACAACCTTGATCTTGGCTTAGTTCGTATTTTTCTAGCAGCCTATAAGTTGCACCCCGACCAAAAATAACAACACCAATAAATTTGCTATTTTCCCAAGCCCCGACTTTTACCAGCTTGCCAACAGGCAAACACTTGCTGTAATGCCATGTTGTGCAAGCATATTTAGCTGCATCATGGCTTGCCCAATCAATTTTGAGTTTAGGCTTGTCTTGCATCAAATTCTTTCCCGCAATGTGGGCAAGCAATCCATTTAGGGTCTAACTCATCTAATTTGCCCTGCTCATCTTCTGTTGCTGGCTCAAAGTCTGGACCGCCATTTATTAGTGTTTGCATTTCAGTAGGGTCAAAACCTAACAATTCCAAGGCAAAACCGTCTGCCAGCAAGTCGTTTAACTCAATGGTCAGCATCTCATTATCCCACTTAGCGTTAAGCGCCAGGCGGTTGTCGGCAATGATGTACGCCTTCCTTTGGGTTTCGGTCATGTCCTTTAACTCAATGGTTGGCACTTCCTTGTATTTCAGCTTTCGGGCTGCCATGACCCGCCCATGCCCCGCAATGATGCCATTTGCCCCGTCTACTAAGATTGGGTTAGTCCAGCCAAACTCTTTGATGCTTGCCGCTATTTGTGCCACTTGCTCATCGCTGTGGGTGCGGCTGTTGTTAACGTAAGGGATTAAATCTTCTATCTTGCGTTGGACTATTTGCATTTTTCTCATTGCCTTTTTGGGTGAGGGCGTTGATTTGGTCTTTGATTATGTGCGCGAGAAAACAGGAAAATAACGCACTCGACATCCTCAAACGCCTGTTTAACCGCCCTCTTTTTTCTTTTTGTCCATTGCTTTCATTGCTTCGGCTAGGTGTTTACCCTTATCCGCCTGATTGTAGTCTTTTGCTACGTTTACAGGAATACCCATCTTTTTTGCAAATTCTGGGTTATGGGCTGCTGCCGCCATCATTCGCGCTTGTGCTGGTGAGTGGCTTGGCATGGCTTAGTTCAGATATTTAAGTTTATACAAGGTTGAATCGATGTTTTCTTGGATGTTATCCACAAGCTGATTTAGTTCTGAGTCTTGGGGAAGTTCTTTTCTGATGTTCATTACGAACTTAGACAACACTTCAAAATATTTGATTGGGTCAGGGTTTGGCGGGTGATATTCATTGGGGAACTTCTTTAGTTGCCCATATTTGCCCATGTAAGCCTCGGCATATGCGTCTGTTTGCTCTATGATTAGGTCATAGAACGTAGCAAGGGCCGAATGCTTGCTAAAGCTATTGGTTGTCCAGTGCATTAGATGGGCGTTTGTGCCGCAATGCAGCATCGCCAAAACAAAGTTTGAGACAAATCCAGCGTATTTATCCATGCTTTTTCCTAAAAAAAGTGGTGAAATTGCATTTTAGTACATTCTCACCATAAGGCAACCGCCGTTTTATTGTACAGGAATTGCTACATTTTCGGGCCATTGATTGCTTTCAACCAACCTATCAATAGTTCTTTTATGGGCTTTTAGCCACATCTCCTGCCGTTTTTCCTTGCTCATGTCGGCGCCTTGGTCTAATGTGGAATGACAGTTAAAGCACAGGCTGGCAACCAAGTTATCGTCTGCCTTGACCGCTTTCCCCTTCCCGCCGCCCCAATTTATGTGTGCGGCGCAGACCGTTCCATCGTCAATTCCGCAATGTTGGCAGGCAATTGTGCGGCAGGCTTCCAGCAAAGCCTTTGATCTGACGTATTTACGCTTCGGAAAAAGCACGGAATTTAACCCCTTGTTCTGTACCAAAGGCCGTAGACAGTTCAATTAACTCGGTCATCTCAGCCACGGTCATCTTGCTTGTACGCGCCCCAATGATGACAAATCCCCCGTCAATCCCAGGCACAACCTTTTGTCTTTTAAGGGCGGCGGTCAAAACGTCTTTCCATTCCTCTTTGTGGAGTTTTTGACCATACCACACGACCTGGTTGGCAATGTCCTCAAGGTTTGCCCACATCATTCGGTTTTGTTCAAGGCTGCGCATCTATAACCTTTAACACGTTTAAAGCCGCTTCTGGCCCATCAACCCTTGACAAAGGCCCACCGTACCAATTCTCGAAAAACTTGTCTTGTAGGGCTGTTAAACGCTTTTTAGGGCCATCCTTGACTTCCATTAAGACGGTGTGGCCTTTGTAGCCTACCAGTAAATCCACCGGCAGGCCAAGAATCCACACGTTTGCCCCTGCTGCCCGCAGTGCGCTCACTATCTGAGCCTGATTTGCGTCAACCCTTGCCGCGCGCCTCATGCCGCACCCCATTGTTGAGCCATTGCTTTGGCTATGCCTTTGTAAGTTGTTGATCTGAGTTTCCAACGCAGCGGGCTGGGCGGCATCTTGTGAATTCTGTCGCTTCTGCCTTCCACAATGTCTGTCGGTATTAAATTTGGCAGATTTTTTAACCACAAACACGTTGCTTTGGTTTCTCCATGACCAAATTGCCAAGGCTGGATAATTTGATCTGGCTTGCGGATTTTGCTGCTGATAATGCTTATTGGATTTTCTATGGCTATGCAGTTTATTGGCGCGTCCATTAATGCTTGGACAAACGCTAATGCCTCATCTTGCACCCCGCTGGCTTTTTTTGCCGCAAAATGCCTTGCTCCCGATACCGCCAAGTGAGTGCAGGGTGGATGGGCAATCATTATGTCCCAGCCATCATTGATTACATCAAACACATTTCCTTGGTAATGCGGGCCTTCAGCGTCTGTAGGAAGCAAGTCACAACTCATTGCGTCATGTCCCAGCGCAATAAACGCATCTCGCACCGTCCCCGAGTATTCACAGGCAACCAAAACTTTAGCCATTTTTCATTTGCTCCACAATGTAATCTTTAATCCCTTTAAACAATTCCTGTTCGTCCAGTTCCTTGACACGCTGCCATGCGTAGTCTTTTGCGCCAGGTATACGGCAAAGGGCAAGGTAATGGGCAAACATCTTGTCTCGGGCCTCATCCTGCCGCCAAGGCATCGCGGGCCATCTGCACAACGGCGACAGGCTTTTTCCGACCAGCAGCGTATTCCGCAAGGATTCTGTGCGCCCATGCCTTTGGATCAACCCCTGGCCCCATCCGAAAAGGCGCAAGTTTTGCCAACTCCTGCTTTACACGCTCGGGGTTTGCCGGTGGCTCGGGTAAGGCCAAAGGTTTGACAATCGGCGCCTGCATACACAAGTTTTTGAACTGGACAAGGTTTGGTGGGCGCTCGGGCAAGTGATCTAGGGCGTAGGAAATGGACATCATGGCTTCCTTGGATTTCAGAAACCCCGCCAATTCGTGCATCCAAAACGACTTGATTTCGTTCAGCGGGGCACTTCCCAGCGAGTTGTCCCATGCGTTCCCGTAAGTCATGGACAGTCTTTCAAAGAGTCGATCAATGGGTTGTGTCATCTTCAATCTCCAAAAATGGTGAATATTCGGACGTTCTGCCTGTCATGGCCTCCCATCGCTTGCGCTTAAAGTCGTATTCTTTCTCGGCAAAGGATTTTTGCCCTGCATCTTTTTCTTTTAGCCATTCAGCCTTAAACCCTGTCCAACCCCTTGCACAACAGGTTTCTAGGGCGGCTTGAAGGCTTATCCCTGCTTTGCCGGCTTCCTTGATGATGCCGTTCAAAGCGGTTTGGGTTACGGCGGCTTTTTTGGCCTTGCGTAAAGTTAACCAATCCTGCCAAACAATGTCCGTCACACCGTCAGGTGGGGCGACTGTATTATTCTTTGGTTTATGGTTATTGGTTATTGGTTCTTGGTTAATGGTTGCTATTGGGGTAGCAGTAGGGAGGGGAATGGGGGGGCTATCGGGAGGGGATTGCCAGCGCTTTGCGGCACCACGCTTTCCAGCGTCCACCATCTCTCTGTACTTGGCTATTTCAGCGTCTGCCCGAGGGCTAACAAAACCATTTTCTGTACTGACAAAAAACTCGTCCAAGACGCTTAAAACCTCTTGTTCGTATTCCCGCAAGCCAATCTGCCTAGCAATGTCGCGTTGCCGAATTGGGGTTTCGTGTAGGTAGTAATGATCCAAAAGCCGCCGGTAGGCTATGTCCTCAATCGCATTTAAATGGTGCGTGTGGCTCTTGTAGTCACCAATGTGGAATTGGTAGTAGTGCATGGTTTTAACCTTTATCACGGTTGTTATCACATAAAAGAAGCATCGGCAGGACGGTGATAAGTCGTCTTTTCCCCCGCTAAAGGTAGCCGTGCCCTAACTATAACTCAATTTTTTACTTGTGTAAATTGTTGGTGGCTGGTACTGATCTCCAGCATTTTGGCAGTATTAAACGTGGGCCAACCCACAATCCGCTTATCAGTCTAAGCATTCACCAACACGGCTGGGGACTGCATCTTGCGATAGGCTCCGTGCGCTCTCGGTTGACTACCAGCCTGTACCTTGTCCGAGGGTATCAATCCCCATGCGTGTTGACGTTTTAACTCTATACCAATTTCTGCGCTTCCGCAATCTGTTTCTTAAACTTGTACACCAGCACCTGTTGCCAACTCTTAGGCACACCGCGCTGCCGCCAGTTGCTAATCGTGTTCTGCTTTACGTCCAGCATATAGGCCAATCTGCCTACCCCGCCAGCCGCTTTGATTGCTGTTTCTAAGATGTCCATACCGCACTATATCACATTTGTGAGCATAAAAGGTCATTAAAAAAATCTATGACAACGCCAAACCGATAGAAATAATTGTTAAAAAAGACTTGTCAGGCATCACATTTGTGATATAGTTCACCCATGCCCTGAATTTCTCGGGGTCTTTTTAGGAGTCTTTATGACTGACTTTAGTTTCCTTCCTTCCGATTTCAACTCCACCACAATCACAGTGGTTGCCAATACACCAGAAGGCAAGGAGTACCTTGCAGAGCGTTATGGCTTTGCTTGCATTTCCATCCAGGTACGCAAGTCTTGCGCTCCTGACTTGGCAGACAGTTTTGAATTTCAAAACCTGACTTTTTCGCAATAATTTAACGGGGCTTTGGCCCCTCTTTAGGAGTCAATATGAAAGACATCGCACAACTATTAGCCGAGTTTCGTGAAGCACTATCCAACGGATGGATTCCCCCACTTGAGATGGCAAGACTGTTAAACGACATGAACTGGTCATTGACTAAAAACTTCCCTGACATCCACACCGGCTTGTCCGACAACCTGGACGATGTCAGCGACAACCTTTACACATCCATTCAAAATTTTGGGGCAAATGATGAATAAAGCAAAAGACATCACGCTTGCCGTGTTTATCGGTGTATCGCTGGCCTGGGTACTTGTGTATGGGTGGGTCGCATGATTACCAGCAACGACCCAAAAAAAATTATTGAGGAATGCAAATCCAAGTCAGACCCAATTGGCTTTCTTGAGATTTATGTGTGGCATCTATGTGGACAATTGGAGGTACAAAATGAACGAATCAAATGGCTCAGAGAGCAACTTGACAGAGCGTGAGGATTACGAATGCCCTAAATGCGGCGAGGATTGTGGCGATCTGACGCGCCACACCTATGACGACATAGCGGTAATTTGGTACTTTACTTGTGAAAAATGTGGAATAGATTTTGGAGGTGATTTATGAAAGTTTACAAAGCAATTAACGCCGTTCAGTCTGAACTGGCAATCCTTGGCATCACAAAGAACCGCCGCAATAGCCAAGGCAGCGGTTACAACTTTCGCGGTATAGATGACGTTTACAACGCCATTGCGCCCTTGTTGTCCAAGCACGGATTGTGCATTTTGCCTCGCGTCTTATCGCGTGAGTGCATTGAGCGCATCAGCAAATCAGGCGGCGGTTTGTTTTATGTAACCGTAGATGCTGAGTTTGATTTTGTATCCGCAGAGGATGGAAGCAAACATAC